TGTGCTCTTCCGATCTATCCCATACTTTTTCACCTCCTATATAAAAAAATAAGGGTGGCAATAAGTCTGTTTAATTGCCCTTATTTGCCGCCCTTCCTTTATTAAATGCTTCTGCAAATTTCCTGAAATTCTCCGCATTTTCTCGCATGATGTCATCATACGTTTTTTCATTATCCTTGTCGGCTTTGAAAATGTCATGCGGTTTATCGGGATATTTGCCGTCTTTTGAAAAACAACTTGTTATGGCTTCTTGAACATATAGTCCCGTTAGCCATGCATTGAAATTGTCCTTTTCTCTCTTTGCTTTTTGTGTCATCTCATCAGCTTTGCGAAAGGCAACTGCCAAACAGCAGTCACCTTCCCAAAACTCTTTGGCAGTCATGCCTATGGATAAATACAATGGCAAAGCTTTTAGAAATGTTTGAGTATATGTTTGCTCTTTCGGAACGTTGTCTACTCTCCAACGCTCCAGGTTATCAAATTTTCCCTATCCTCAGCAGGGTCATTTGTTGTCAGTGTCTCGATAGTTTCGCTGTACATTGAGAACAGAGTCTCTATAAGCTTGTCCTTATCAGCGAAAAGAGCCTGCATCTTGTCAATCTGTTCAGGCTTTACGTTGCGGTGATTTTTCTTGAAAGCACCTGCAAAAAGCTCGTTCAGAGTGTTCATTGGCTTGTCTGAGAGATCATTCAGAGTGAAGCCGTTATTTTCCATTTGTCTTACTGTTCTTCTGGAAAATTCAAGAACGTAATGCTGACCTTCGTAATTGAAATTGATTGTCTTTGCCATTGTTTTATCCTCCTAAAAATTATGTATCTGAAACTGTTATAGGTGTTACATCTGACTGTACATAAGAAGTGAGTTCCATTTCTCTCTTGCCACCGACTTCGCCGCCCTTAACATTTGCAAAAATTGAGCCTGTCCAGCCCCAAGCACCATACTGGCCTGTTTTGCCAAAAAGAAGCCTAAACTCGATATCAGTTTTGCCCTCAAGTTTCTTGACTTTGTCATAGGTAACTTTGACATAATTTGCTCCAAATGTATAGTCAGGAACATCTGTCATACCTTCAGCATATTTTTTCTGTCTGCTTGACAAGTCAGAAATATCCAACTTTTCAGGGGCGGTAAACAGATCTGGATATGATGTAATGTCACTCAGTATCTCAAATCCGCTCATGCTGCCTTCTTTGTATTCGAGATATGTATCAATCGTTGCGTGTTCCAATTTCATTACCTCCTATAGATTATTTCGTCCGTATCAACTTTGCACTCGAAACGCATTGTGATACGATATATTGATGTGTCAGATAGATTTTCAATAGGCTGGCAGAATGTTCTCATCATGCCGATTTTATCGAACTCGTCTGACACAAGGTTTCTGATTTTTTTGGCTTGCGTTTTCTTGCCTTTGGCGAGATTGCTATAAACATTCACTGTGTACAGTAGATTGCTTGCGTTCTCAATTCTGCCACTGTCTATGTACGCAGGATCAACCGAGTTACTTGTTTCTACGATTGATACATACGGAAATGTTGCGGGTTTATCTGTGTTTATGCTTCTGACAGATATACCCTTGAAGGCTTTTTCAAGTGCTTTCGACACTGTGTCAAACACCTTGTTTTCAATGTCAATCACTTAAAAACCTCCTTAATAATGTTGTCAAGAGTATTTCGCATTTCCAACCCTGTTTCGTACATAAATGGCCTGCTTGGCATACCCTGTGTAAACTTCCACGTTCCGTCATCAGCAGGATAAAACCAGCCTATGCGTCCGTCTTGCGTCGTGATATAATGTGTTCCACCCATATATTGATAGCCACATTCGCTTATGGCTTGTCCTGCATACGGCTGTGACGTGCCTTTTACACCTGTTCCAAATTCAACGAACACTGCATAATCACAGTCACAGAAAATAAAGCCAGCATTAAGCAACGGGCTATAGTAGCCGTCAACCTGACTGAGCAAATGTCCTGTATCAGGGATATCCATTTCAATGACTTTTGCTCTGCATATCGTTAGTCCATAATCAGTAAGACGCTCCACAAGCAGTTGAGCTTTTTTGTGTATCTCAGCTTTATATGCTTTCATTTGCTCAACGGCTTTTGTCAAGCTATCTTCTGACAGATTAAACGCTATCTTCCTCATTGACATTCACCTGTTTTATGGCAAACTGTATTTGATTTGGCGTAACAGAGCGTTTTTTTACAATGAAATTGTGAGGACCATTGACGTCAATATCTATCCACAGCAGTGAGTGTTCATCAATTTCGCACTTCATGTCTGCGGTTGACATTGTTCTATCATAGTCCAGGTTTCGACCAAACTGTGACATTTCACTGTCGCTTTTATTGCCTGATATCGACATATAGCACTCGCTAAAATCTGAGTAACTTATGCCTTTCTCGCCTGTCCTATAGCCGTCATCATCAAGTAAATCTTGTTCACCTAAATACAGCTTATAGCTTATTTTTGTAACGTTTCGCATTAGGTTTCTCATTACAATACCTCAGCTTTCGGAACGATTTCGTCAAGCAATTGTTGAGATACCCACGAGCTATCATATGTACGGCTTACTCCGTTTTCAGAGTGTGCCTTTTCGCCCTCAGCTCCACGTTTATTGTATAGGTCTATGGCAATTCTCAACTGTAAGCCTTTGTACTGTGGCTCAACCTCTGCGCGGTCTGTGCCGAAAGGGAAGCGATGTGCAAGGATAATTGATTGAGCAGTGTCTAAATACTGCATAATCAATTCCTCGGAATTTTCCTCAGGAACGCTTGCCTTAAACAGCTCAATCATATCCATTTTGCACTCTCCTTTTATGCCTTAGACGCTACTGTAGCTGAACCAGCCTTTACAGCCTTGTTGTTTGCATCTACCTCAACGATGAGTATCTTATTACCTGTTGTTGCGGTGATCTCGGATACTCCGTCCCATGCAGTGTAGCCTGACTTGCATTCTGCACCAAACTCAGGAACAGTTACACTTGATGCTGTCTTATACTTGTAGGAGTTGCCTGCTGACAGAGATGGTGATACTGTTACCTTTGTCTTGCCTGATGCACTTGTGCCAGCGACAGAATTTACTGTAAGTTCACCGATTTTGGCATTTGTGTTGATAACATAAACGTTATCCATGCCCTCAAATGATGGCAGGACGATTTCGCTTGCAAGCACTCTTATATTAACAGGGTTTTGCTGCTTGATTGTTGTAATTGCAACGCCTGTATTTACGATAGCGACATCTGCCTTGCCGTCAGCCATGAGGTCAGCCTCTTCAGGTGTTGTGCCATAAACTGTTGAACCGAGTGGCTGTGCGGGGAGAAGTGTTACCATATCATCTGGATAAAATTTCTTTGCTGTGCCACTTTCGTCAATAAATGACTTGTTGTTTACAACAACTGTGAGCTCAGTTTCCTCAGAGATGTACTCCTTTACGAGCTTGTCTGTTATGAGAACAACCCCACCTGCTGCCTGAGCTTTGGCAACGATATATGCCTTAACGTTCTCATTCTCTCTGATGTCTCTGAGTGTCTTCTTCGACATCAGGGCGATTGTAGGAACGTTTCCTGTAAGCTTATAAACAGCTTCCTGAGCATCAAGAATGTCCTGTACAGGGTTTGAATTCTTATGATCTGTCCATGCAGCTGTACCTGTGAGAGCTTTGAAATTGTTTACCTTGAATGAGCCGTCAACGTCATACTCATACAGACAGCTTGCCTTTGCACCGTCTGACAACTCAATCTTAGGAGAACCATCAGCCGGTGAGAGAAGCTGCATGATCATTCTCTCTGGAACAACATTTGCACCATTGGTAAGGTTCTTGGCATCGCTGTAGATGTTATCAAGTACAGGCTGTACATATGGATCATTGCTGTCCTGTGCTCTCAGGATCTCCTGCCTGTCGCTTTCCTTGATGATAAAGCTATCACGGAAGAATGGCATTTCTGTCTGAATTGCAGTTACACCAATTCTATCTCTGACGGGTGCTACAGTATCAAACGCACTCTGTCTGAGTGTTACAGGCAGGCCTGACCTACCCTTAATCCACTTTATATCGATACCCTTTTTCTTTACAGGTGGGAACAGGGAAGTTCCCAGATAGCCTTCTGTATTTGCCTGCTCAAGGTACTTTGTCCAGTACATAGCAAATGCTTTAGCTGTGAAAACATCTGAAAAATTCTGCATTATGTATTGCCTCCCTTATTCAAAAAATGTGATTCTTGGCAGAGCTGTCTTAGCCGCTGTCTGTACTGTTACGCCGTTAGCTGTCAGCTTTGCGGTTGAAACTGTTCCTGCATACACAAGTGCTACTGTCTTATCGCCGTCGGTTACGTCAACTGTGTCAAGCAGAAGGCCGATAGCGGTTGCATCATTTGCAGGAAATGGAGTTCCACCTTTAACGATTTTCTTTCCGTTGCTATCAGCTGTGATAGCACTTGCCTGAATTGTATATGGTCTTGCTAAAAATTCGCCGTTCGCGAGAATTGTCTTATCTGCAATTACGGCTGTAGACTTCATCATATTTGCCATTTAAATACCTCCTATATGTATTTTTTTAGACCTTCCGCCGCAGTTTTAGCAATGGTTGCTCTGTCTGTAGCCAATTTCTCGGCTATCTTTTCGGCAGATGTAAGTCCGTCGTTTCCGCCTGCTCCCTGAGGCTTTGGAGTGTTCTTTAGACCGTCTTCTTTAAGCTTATCTTCAACGGCTTTCTTCTGAGATGTGAGCATTGCGGCAATGGACTTTGCAGAATTAACTGTAGTTTCTTCATTGTCTGAAACAATGCTGTCGATAAATCCCTTGTAATCGTCCTCTTTAAGGCCACAGTTTACGAACTGTGCAACAGCTTTAGTCTTGTTCAGCATTTTCAGATTGGTGATCCTAGCCGCCTCAGCTTCATCAGTGAGCTTTTTCAATTTCTGCTCAGCTGTCAGCTTCTCAGCTTCATAGTCATCATACTTCTTTGCCTTATCTCTGAGTGTCGCAAGCTCGTCAGCTTTTACACCACTGGACTTGGCCGCTGTGACTTCGCCATTGTGTCGGTTCAGAAATGCTGTGATTTCCTCGTCTGTTGCGTTTGGGAAAATACCCTTTACGTCTTCTCTTGTCATAAGAAACACTCCTTTTCTACGTCTACGCTTATTAACGCCGGTTGCTCGGCTTGACGTTTGCTGTTTAACGCACAGCTACAATTTATTTCACAGGTTGCATAACACACCTGCAATTAACGATTTCTTTTGCCGATGCTCCCAGCGAACTATCTTGTGGAAACATCAGCTGGCTGTTGCCAATGTCAAACGGCTCAAACAAGCTCCTGACTTGTCCGTCTGCGACTTTGTGTGTATCTCGAACCTTGTTGTCCTTAAATGATACCCACATCTTCTTTGTGTAACCGCTTTGATAATATCCCTCTAAGGTTGCACACTCGCACAAAGCATTGATTTCTGTGCGTGATATAGTCCTAGCTCGGCTTACCGAAAATGCGTTGTCATAATCACCACTTTCAATAAGCCTTTGGGTTGTTTGCTGAATTTCCTTTGCAAACTGTTCCGAGTGCTTAACAATCCATTTTTGGGAATATTCTGATAGCCCCTTTACATTGCTTGCTATGTTCAGAACATACTTTAAAAAATAATTGTTTGTAATCTCGATGTACGTGCTTGACATTATCGTTGCATACACTGTTGCATATAGCAGATATTTGTCACTGTCAGTACGCTCACGCTGTGAGGAAAATATCTTATTGAGCTCTCGTTCAAACACCGCCGCCATTTCTATTCGCAATAGCTTTTCAGCGGTTGGCAACTCCATTTTGTTAAACCACAGCACGTTAAGCTCATCAAATTTAAGCGTTGCCACTGCTATCACCGCCGTTGTTGTCCATAGCTCCTATAGCTTTGAGCATTTCATCAGCTACAGTGGTATTTACGGCAAAATTACTTGTATCTTGCTGTTGCTGTGTTGTTGCTTCTAAGTATGGCTTGCTATCTTGATAAACCTGTTCAGGATCAGAAAACAATCCACAGTGCAGAATGGCTATTCTTGGGTGAATGCCGGCCTGCAACATATTCATCAGACCTTGCGTCTTGGTGAGCAAGTTGTCAGTTTTGTTTCTTGTAAACTTCACATCAATATCGTGAAGCTTAATATCTTTGACTTCCTGCTTACAGTTTCGAGTATTCTTGCAGATTTTCAGAACAACTCTTAAAAATTGTTTTTCAGGCTTTACAAACATCAATTCAAAAGCTTTGGCAGCACTTTCAGCCATTACCCAGCCTTCACCGATTATCAGAGCTTGACCTGTGTTGCCACCTGCACTTGCTCTACGATCAGGCACACTCGCAATCGTCAGCATTCGATCATATAGGTCATCTTTAGCTATCTGAGTCTGTGAAATATCGAGCTTTGTTTCGATATTTTTTATTGACGCTTGACGCCCTTCTTGCGAACGGGTTTTTATTGCACCAAGCTCTTTGAGCTCTTGCAGCTGTTTTTTGTCGATATCTATGTTGTCAAACCATGTAAACGCCTGTATTATCTGCTCAATTCCGTCAAGGTCATTACTGTCAATGCTATTTATAGCATCACAAAGTGCTATAACTGTCTCAAATGAGCCTAAACGTTCAGGGTTATTTTCATACTCGATAATCGGAATATAGCCGATGTTGTTCGGCTGTGATCTAGCCACAACGCCTTCGCCATTTTTGAAGTCGATACGCCAATACCACTCATCGGTATAAATGTCAAATGACCTGTAGCTAGTTATATCTGTGTTTGCAAATATGTAGCTGGAGTATGTCACACCGATAACAGGCTTGCGTTTATAGTCATTACTGTAGATTACAAACGTGTTTCTAGGGTCAAGTATATACGTTTCAAACGGAACATCTTCGTCCACATCAGAGGGAAGTACCAGCCTATATCCCAGATCGGAAGAGCGTCGTGTAGGGAAAGAGTTTTCAACAATCTTGTTATTAATCTCAGGCCTAACCTCTTTGACACGATTTAAAATTGGTTGCTTACCACGTAGATAGTTGTGGAGATACTCAATTTCTTCTCGGTTCAATTCGTGAGTTGCGACCGCTCTCCGAACTATTTCAATAATGTTTTCTTCTGTAATATCTCTTTCATTCAGAAAGATTTTTCGTCTGCCGTGTAACTCCGTATTGTTTCACCTCCGTGCAACAAAAAAAGTGCCTATCAGCTATCTTTTTTAGATAACTAATAGGCACTTGGTAATTAAACACTTGGCACTTAATATTCTTATGGTGCCGACTTTCAGGCTCACACTGTCAGCCGACATGTGCGGCGTGTTACCGCCGCTGTAAAAACAGAAAGGAGATCAAGCCTGGACAAGCTTGCATGGCAACTGCTTTGTGGGTGATACCTGGAGAGGATAGCAGCTGCCAAATGGAGCAGATATCAAGCTGGCACGCTCTCAACCTGCAAATTCAAAGCTGTACCTGTTGCAATACAGCTTTGCGATCCTGCCCGAACACTCATCAGTGTTGGCAGAGTAAAGGAATGATATGCCTTTTGATACGGGATTAAGCATTAACCCGTTGGTTGGCTGGATTTCGTTCCAGCTGACGAAATGAATTTAGCTTTAAGGAAAATAAATTCATTGTAAAAAAGTACCCTAGGCTATTCTACCCAGCGACACACAGCCATCAATGTGTGGTTTTTAAGTTATTCGTTATCGACCTTGGCCGACAGACTAATAACAGGCTTGGAGTTCCGTGTGGAAATTGCACCCACTCTGACTTTGCGGAGCATACGGGGCTTTCGCCCCGTAAATTAACTTAACGGAGGTGCTTTTCAGCACTTATGGGCAATTTAACTGCAACGTTTTTCTTGCAGCCTTTGCAGTATGGATAGATAACGCCCTTTGCGTCATTATCGACTTCCATAAGCTTTCGCTTTATGCCTGCCGCCGCACAGCTCGGACAATATACATCTATGCGCCTATTATGTATGCGCCTATTATCCATTACCTATCCCTCCTGACAAGCTTATTATAATACTACTTTTCAACTTTTTCCACTTCACACTATGTAAAATATTTTTCAACATTTTTATTCATGTTGCACAATTCACTTTCATTTCGGCGTCTGCCCCCTATATAATCCTCTTGATAATTTCCACACTTGCGCCTACGCCATTTGTTGCAAACGCACACAGCTGTGCCATGCTGTCAGGGGCGTCATCATGTGCGTTTTTACCGCTCTGATTAAATGCAAACAGATTTTCAAGAAATTTATCGTACATCTCACCTCTGCCGTTATCGTTGCGATAATACACCTGCTTTATATCTGGCGCATACTGCAATATTCGGCTGAGCTTGCTCTGCGTTGTCGACGCACGTTTACTGCTGATGTTTATGTGGACGTTCTGTGCTCTCAGCTGTTTATCTATCTCATCTGCATATTCACCACCACCGTTATTACCTTCAAACCGCTCTTGATGTATCTGGTGCTGTATGCTCTTTGCCACAACTATTGGCTGTGTGATTTTTTTATCTCCCTTGCTGAACACCACGTCTTGCAAAAACAAACTTCCGTCTTCATACAGATATCCTATCGGCATTGCCAGATAGTCACCGCCCCATGCTACGTCACACACAGCTATTCTTCTTGCAGAGCCGTCAGGCAGTGTTCCGTTATACCAGTTCATTTCGTCCTTATGGAAGAGCAGACCTTCACGTTCCATAGGCTGCTGCATATACAGGCAACTAAATGTGACATTATCTATGTCTGCTTTTATGTCACGTATTTTTTTATCTGTGTACCTGTCCGCACAGTTGTAATTGAAATTACTATGGCCGTTATCGTCACATACGGGTATCGCAATAAATCTATATCGCGGATCTCCCTCATGATCAGTTCGCATTCGGCTGATAGGGTCATGCAAACTCCATATCGTACCGAGCATTATTTGCTTTACATTGTCGCCTATCTGTCGGGTTGTCAGCGTATCTCTGTAATCCTGCCACAGCGTTTCAAGCCTTTGCGGGTTTCTTGCCACTTCCGCATTTTTTACGAGGTCATCTGTTATCATGAACTTATTTGCTCTCGTTCGACCCGTTACCGAACCGCCCAGGGAGATAACTCCGATAGTAGGGAAGTCACCTTTTTTTCGGTACGATATAGTGTTGTACTCTGCACTCAGTGTAGGCATACCATTGTCAAAAATATCGTTATGCCCATATTCGCTTGTGTCCGTTAGCATTGATACCACACTGTCATACATCATTTTTGACATTCCGTCTGAGTATGACGTGTATATGTTCGCAGACTGCGGAAACAGTCCTGCGATGTATGACAGCAGAAACTTTATAAGCGTGCTCTTGCCTGCACCTGGGGGCGTGCTCAAGCTCAGAAACAGGGCGTCCTCATCGTCTATGAACTCCTGTATCTGCGTTGCCAGCTTGTGCTTGCCCTCAAGAACGGCTCTCCTTGGCGCCCAAAACTTTGCGCTTGGTTCTCTGTTCCATTCCGAAGCCAGCATATATGCGTCAAAATCGCTGTCGCCTGCCCACAGTACGAATTTGTGAGCCAGGTCATACCACTCTTTTGCGAGTTTTGCTTTGCCTGCTTTTGCAAGCTCGCTTGTTTTTCTCATTGCGTTCTCATAACTATGCTTTGCCGCCTCTATCATCGGTTTCTTCTTTTCGTCCTGCACTTTTAACGTTTCAAGCAGGAGCTGTTCTGTTTTCAACTCACCATTTGCCTGCTTTTGTGCAAGCTTAAACATATCTTCTTTGCTTAATGCTCTGTTGCCTACTACTGTCAGATCTATCATACTTTTTCTGTATGGCATAAAAATAGTGCCACACAACTAGCCTCCTTTCATCGTCAGCTATGTGGCACTTGGCACTCGGCACTTGGCACGCTCTATCTTTTTATTATCGTTCTGCTGTTATATCATTCTGTTCTTATATCATTCTACTCTTGTCGCTCTCATTTCATTATACCACGTTGAACGGCTTATGCCAAGTTCACGGCAGGCGGCGGCTACTGTCATTTCTCCGCTATCGACCTTTTGCTTTACCTCATCAGGTATGTTTACAGTTTTCGGTCTGCCTTCCTGGTAGCCCTCTTTTTGACGTGCAATAGCTTTGCCTGATTGCGTTCGTTCAAGTATCATCGCTCTCTCAAACTCGGCAAATGCCAACAGGTTTGTGGTGATCAATTTGCCTATCGGTGTGTTTTCTATCAGACCCATGTTGAGTATGTGTATCTTGACACCTTTCGCTCTCATGCGTTCGATATACTCCAAGCCTAACGCTGTTGACCGGCAGAAGCGGTCAAGCTTTGTTACTACTATTGTGTCACCTGAAACCGCCTTATCCATTATCTCGTTCAGAACCTTGCGTTCCTTTGCACCTGAGCCCTGCTCCAAATGTATTTCTGCATTTGGATAGTTGCTTTTTATAAGCTTCTCTTGGTCCTCAAAGCTGTTTCCGTCTATCTGTCCTACGGAGCTGACTCTTGCATATCCGTATACCATTGTACATCACCCTTTATGCTTACTGCTGTTCACCCTGCCTGACCTGCTGTTTCTCCATTCATTATTCTTCTTCCTGCTCGTCCTCTTTTGTTATCACATATGATCCCGTTGCTCTTTTGCCACGCGTGCTTTTTGGCTGTATGATTATTTCATAGCCCATTGCGTCTAACATTTCAAATGCTTTATCAACGCCAATACTTTTTTGCTTCAGACGTTCGGCTATAGCTGATTGTGTTCTGTATCCTAGCTTTTCTTTAAGCTCATTTTGAGTTACTCCGCGTTTTTTCATGATGTCTTTAATAGCTGTTGTGATTATCATTTAAGGTCGCTCCTTTCATTGACTTCATTATATCACCTATTCATGATATTGTCAACCCCTTTTTTTATATTTTTTCTAGTCGCGGGGTTGAATGAAGGGGGTGGGTCCGTCCTGCAAGACCCCCGGGGGTGGCTCATTTTTCCGTTTATAAAGGTATATATAATAATAACGGCTGTTTATCATGATCTTGTTTGTATAAATGTGTGCAATATCTTTTGATTTTTTGTACATATTCAACAAAGTTAAAAAATATCACGAAAACATGATAAAAACCTATTGACAATATCACGAAATCGTGATATTATAATTACAGAAACAAAAACCACAGCAAGACAGCCCACAGGGCAGGAGGTAAAACATGAAAAGATATTTTTGTAAAACGAACGGATATAACTGCGTTGTATTCGTGGACGAGAACGGCAAAGGGTTCATGATTTATGAAAACCTATTTGACGAAGAGCTAACAATCGACGTTGCCAAGAGCGCAAGTTATAGCAACCTTGACGGCTGTGAGACTGCTGAAGAGTGTGCACAGTGCATAGGCACGCCACAGGCAATGCAAGAGGTATTTGCATTTGACCCAGACGAATTTGAATATATCGAAGAATTTTAAAACAGGAGGTATAACACCATGAAAAGAACAGAAATTGAACAGCAGATCATAAACCATTATTTACAGTTTATAACAGGCACAGAGGTATACAATGGCGGCAATCAAATAAGATATCACGTCGGCGGCAACTTTGAAATCGTGGTCAGCAAATGCGACCACGATCTAAGCTACAAGCATGACACTATGAGGCTGTGGCACAAAGCGGGATTTATAAAAACCATGCTGCCAACACATATCGCCGTTGAAACATACTACTACGACATCAACGGCAACTGCTGGGGACTGTACAACGTTACACACAAACTATCAGATGACGGCCGCAGACGTGTTATTAATTTTGATTACCTGCGTGAATGGACGCAGGACAATATCAATGAACTGGTTGCCGAATGTATTCGTATGCGCGAAATGGGCATCACACACCAAGGTGAGGCGGTGACCGCATGCTAATAATTGCTCTGCTTCTGCTCCCCGTTCTGGTGGTTATCAGAACGGCGAAGCGTTATAAATAATCGTTCTAGGGGTTGACGATATCAGCCCCCTATATTTTCACCCGCCAAGGCTCCGACTTTGGTGGGCTTTTTTTGCCTGCTCTGCTAATCGTGGGGTGGGCGTTGTTATTCTATTCCGTCCCTTGCCACCTATTCGCCCGCCTATGCGGTCCGATATCACGTCCCTATTCTTTACCGCTCAACGCTGTCCGACGGCTCTTGCGACGTACTGGACGGCCTAGCGGTGATATCTTCGCAGTATTGTTATTGCTATGATGTTCTACAATGTCCCTAGCGTGTGCCGTATGACGTTCTAGCGTGTTGCCTATAAAACTACTGCACTAAATGTTAAAACGTCATATGGGGCTTGCTAGCCGCCTTGTGGTGTGTGCGTGATTTTTCGATAAAATCACCGCCGCCCAAAGGTCAACCCCTCAGGCGGCGTGTTTTCGGCTGTTTTCTTGCCGGTTTTCTGCTCATATTTATTTCGACTATTGCGTGTGAAAATTTTTACGTTTCCGTGCGCGTTTCATAGTCGCTTGACATAGTCGCTTCATAGTCGCTTGATAGTCGTTTGATAGTCGCTTGCTATTCCTCAGCTTCCGAAGCTTCAACGTCTATGACCTCAGTTTCTTTCATGAGCTTCTTTGCAAGCTCATCATCGGTCAGATTGTCGCCAAGCTGATTGGTCTTTGTGACCTCAACTTCCTGCTTGTCGGTCATGCCGTAATAGTTCTTTGCACGGAAGATGTAAGTCACAGGATTGAGCTTGCCTGCTTGCACCAATTTTGCGTCAAAAGCACGCATAAAACTCTTGGCATTTTTTATTATTTCGGACGTCGAAACGTTCAACTCCCCCTCATCAAACGGGTGTGTTCTGCCTTTTTCCCAATCCCAGATAGTCTGGATTGAGTAGCCAGTGAACAGGCACATTTCCTCAACGGTAGGAACGATATTATTTTCAGCACAGTGTTTAAAATACTTATCGAGTCTATCTGCGAGTTCAGCGTTTGATTTAACTTTTGGCTGTTTGTAAGCAACATAGACTTCTCTGACCATTTTTCCGACAAAAGCACCATCTTTCGCAAGAGCTGTCTTATTGGACGTACCGAAGTTATTTTTACCGCCTCTGCCTTTTACAACATCATTTGCCATTCTGAACACCTCCTTGGATAATTTCATTGATTGTGCGACAGCCTACCTTGTGAACGCGATAGACAGTCGAGGGTGAGATACAAAGTCGCTCGGCAGTTTGTTCCTGCGTGAGCTTTTGAATGTAAATACATTTCATCACAGCATAGATATGCGGGTCTGAAATGCAGCTGAGATAATCGGCGTAATTGGACATTATAAAACCTCCTTATGACGGATATGACGGAATGACATGACTTTATGACAAAATTTCGTTTTTTCTATATGTATTTATATTTATTAATATTTGTACTTTATATAAAGTATCTGTCATGCTGTCATAAGCACCCCGCAAAGCTAGGAATATAGGGGCTATGACAGATGACGGATTACCCATGACAGATGTGGTTTTATATCTGTCATAAGCAAGAACAAACGTGCGTTTTGTGAATTAATTATTAACAAGCGAGAGCCCATGACGGATTATGACGGATAACATGTCGGATTGCGCAGATACATCTGTCATAGGTGGCTGTCATGGGCGGTCAGAGAAGTTCATCAAAGCCGTCGCCGTTATAAATGCTGATTTTCTGCTGAGAATCCTTGAGCTGATAGCCTCGCTCTTTCATGTTGCGCACGGCAATTAACTTATCTTCGGTAAGTCGTTTGAATTCTCTGCTGAATGACGAAAGTGCTTTGGCGTGATGACCTGTTTCTTCACACCATGTGCGGTAAAACTGATACAGCTTTGTGTTGCTGATATAGTCGGTGTTTTCAGTATTAAAATACTCAGCATACGGTTCTTCGGAAACAAACTCCGAAACAGGGTTGATAACCTCGCGGAAGGATTGTTTGAGGTCCTCAGAGTCGTCCGTTACAGTGAATGCGCTGGTTTGTCTGAGGCGGTTATAGCCTTCGAGTATCCAGTTGAAGATTGCAGGCTTGTCCGCAAGGAGCTTGTCCTTGAGAGTGCGGTCCGCTTTCATTTCGTTCGGCTTGTTGGGATCCGGCTCGTCCACAAAGCGGCGTGAGAATTTAACGAACAGCATACGACGTTCAAGGCCATATGAGAAGTCCTTAAAGTGCGGAATGTTGTTGCACGCAAAGATAAATTTTGTTCGTGGGATAAAGTCCACAAAATCTTTATGCTTGAAACAGCCTGAGATCGCACCACCTGCAACGACTTGCTTGAAAACGGACTCTGCGCCCTTAACGTCCGTGTTGGTTTCCTCGCCAAAGTTGACGAGAGAGTTCATCAGCTTAATTCGCTTGAAGTCCTCAACAAGGCCTGACAGCTCGAAAGTCGTTTGAGCATCTTTCGGGAAAATAGATTGCAGGGTTTCAATATACACGGACTTGCCGTTTGAGCCCTCACCGAGAAGAAAGGCACATGACTGCAAGGAGCAATCTGTATAGAGAATATATCCTGCTATCTCCTGCAAGAGCGACATACGCTTAGCGTCACCGGCTGAAACGTCGTATATGAATTTGTTCCAGCGTTCAGACGTTGTACCGGGGACGTATGGAAAATTGAACTGTACCGTGAGCATATCAGACGGGGAGTGCTCACGGAATGTGAGGTCTCTGAGGTCTAGCGTGCCGTTGATGAAGCTCAGGAGAGGTTGCTTATTAAACTGTTCCTGCGTGATACAGTCGGTGCGGAGAAGCTTCGTAATTGATGTGAGCTTGCTGCCTGTGCGATATGAGCCCAGCTCACGAGATATGTAGCCGCCGATGACATCATCATCGAGAGCTTGCCAGTAGCCATGCGAATATTCGTAGAAGCCCACGTTGGCAAGATATCTGAGATTATGTCGCTTGGCAACGTATTTGGCTATTATATCCTCGTTAGGGGATGCGAAGCAGGACTTGCGCAATTCGTTGAGATAGTCGCTTGACATCTCAGGACGGTATATCGAGATGTTCTCGCGGATAGCTGAGAATAAATCTGATAGCTCAGGCTTGGCTACCCAGCGTGCGGCTTCGTGGCAGAACTGCTTGAGTTCCTCGCGGTCCGTAAGTCGCTTGGCAAGTTCATTGACACCTGGGGCGGCATTGTCAACGAGATCTGCAAGCGGATAGCCGTGCGAGTAATATTCGGACACGTCCTTGAATGCAGGTGGGATAGCCGCTACCTTGAAAGGTATGCGGTGCGAGAATAGTTGCTTGCCAAGTTTAAGAGTGAATTTTCTGCCAGGCTCGTCGGTGTCGAAACTAAGCAGGACATATGGAAACTGCTTAGCGGCTGAGATTACCACAGGAAGCTGTTCGCGATTAGATTTGCTGAAAGCTCCGCCCATAGTCGCTAGTATCGGATAGTTTTCCTGCTCATAGCTTAAAGCGTCAAACGCTCCCTCACAGATAACGAGAGGGAGGTTGCTCGACGTGCGATTGAGTGTGTGCATACCCCAGATAACAGCTCGGTCAGAGTTGTCTGAGGCTGGTGGCTTGAGATACTTGACATTCTGCTTATCTGACGTTGCACGAGCGTTCCAGGAAGCTATATATCCGTTTTTGAAATATGGGATACATATACGATTAGCAGCATAGTGTTCAGCTATTTTGTCGGGGAGTTCTACGCGATAGCCCTCGCCTGTGTAGCCGATTTTCAGGCGGTTAATGGTCTGATCGTTGATGTTACGGCCATGCAGATAGTCGATATCCTCGGGGCGCAGCTGAGAGTGCCACTTCTCAACGAGTTTTGTACGAGAATCAAGTGCGGATTTCCAATTGTCCGTCTGATAGTTGAGGGTTACTCCTGTGAGATCTGCGAGTTTATGGAATGCCTCTGATCGGTTCCCGTTGAACTCACAGTTGGCGCAGAAGTCGATAACGTCACCGCCCTTGGAGTCTCCGTGGTCATAGTAATAATCGTCGTAGACAACGAACGATGACTTGTTGTTTGCTGAGGACCGCAAAGGGGATACGCATCTGTCACCTGGTTTGTTTATTGCAAGACCTATCCTGCGTGCGTACTCGACGCAGGTAAGTCGTTCTTTGATTTGCTCGAAAGCTGTTGCTGACATTTAATCACCTCGTCTTGGTATGCTTTCAGTGCTTTCAGTATTTGCTGAGCTTTAATTCCGTCAGAATAAGTCGGTTGCTCGGTTTTGGATTTGAGTTTACGATAGTCAATTTCATCGTCGAACGATAAGCCGAGTGCTATAAGATCTGCTTGTCCGCATATCTTGGCGTCTGATTTTAGATATGCAATTAGTTTTGCATATCTCTGTGAGCCGATGCTGCAATTCAAGCGCAAATGTATCAGCATACATTTCAAATTGTTTTGCAGTGCAAGAAAAATCTCAGCAGGGACCTTGCCGTTAAGCCTGAAAATAATATCGTAAGTGTCGCTGTCACTGATGTTCAGCTTGCGGCAAAAATCTTCAACGCGGAAATCGTATGCTTCTGCATCATAGTCGTTCATATGCGCCGTAAATTCGGCATACGATGTTGTAAAGTCAGTTATGGTCTTTTTGTACCAGTCGTGTGGAAACAGCTGTTTGAGAGCTATTGTCACAGTCGCAAAGGTCTTGAAATTTGCATCGACGATGCCTTTGAGCTTGCGGTTTCGCTGGTAATCTCTGATTTTTTTGTTGGTCATATGGAATTACCTCGCTTATGTGTGATTATGTGTGCCTGCCAGCAAGATGAGAGATAGTTGAGGTTAAACAAACAAGCGGGGGCGACTCCGTAAGTGATGCTCGCATGGCTGCTGCTCAACTCTCTTGACTGAGAGATACTACGCACGGTGCTGGCGTGGCCGACGGTACAAGAACGAGGGGTAAGCGTCCATACCCAATCATCATACTTAGGCATAAATTTTCTGTATTTTCTGTACTGTTCGCAATCGATAAGTGTGACATAGTCTTCAACGACACCGTACTTATCGTCGCCGTTATCTGCTGTCAAGGTAGAGAAATCGGCTAGCAGTGCACCTTTGTCAAAATTCTTGTCAAGAAATTCACCGTTAAGCCATTTTCTAAGTGATGATGTTCTCCAGTTGTTACAACCGTCCTCATATTCATTGTTAAACGGCATATTGGCGATTACCTTAGCGGTCACTGCAAAAGCCGTTTCGTTTCCTACATCAAGGCAAACCCATTCGATACCTTTGTATTCAAAGTGGTCTCCTGCTTTGATTTCATTTATCGATTTTTCTTCTGACAACGCAGAGCGGATTGCCGCTTCAATTTCGTCAGTGTGTGCTTCAACAAAATTGTTTATGATTTTTTTGATGTCCATTTATATACCACCTTTCAAGAGTTCGGGATTGTCATAAACGTTTCCGTCAATTTGTAGTTCTTCGCCATAAACGTTGTCAAAATCAACTGTGAATGTAGATAGTATCTTACGCATTGTTATCACTCCTTTTCTCCCACGCATTGCATTTATCCTTTCTGCTCACTGCGAGAAATTTGATCTTTGCGACATCACTTCGCTTCGCACAAAAAGTATATAGTACCTTGTCATGCTGAGGACCGAAACCTATTGCGTGTTTGCAATTTGAACAGGTTTTATCCATTGCTGTCACCTTTCATTCTTGCTCCGCAGTTAGGGCAGTAATTATAGTAGCAATGCCCACAATAATATGCCGTTTCAGTTAATCCTTTGCATTCGGAACATATCCATTGTTTATTGTCAATTGGGTCATTGCCAGGTTTAAGCCAGTCTCCATGTTTGACCTCCTGCACGTCTGCGGTAGGCTGTTCGTTGATTATATCGGCAATGCTGCTGTTATCACCCAGAATGCCTGTTATGCCCTTTTCGTATATCGGCATACACGCCGCTGATAATTCGTTAATCAGATTGTCTGCATCGATATATCTTGCCATGTGTTATACCTCCTAAAACGTCACTGTAATATTCAGCACAGCCGCTGCTAACCAGTAGACAGCTTTTTTGTAGTCCTTTTGCACGACGTATATAATCGCCGCTCCCACGTCCAGCAAAATCAGCAGAAGTGGGAAAATGTATTCGGGTTTTATTTTTGTCATGTTATTCCTCCTCACTTTCCCATTGTTCAGCCATTGCTTGTGCGATGCCTGGAAATGTTTTGGATTTTGTCTTGCTGTCACGAAACGGCATTCCGCAGTTTGTGCGTGCAGTGCCGTCCGCCTTTTTGCTACCGCCTGACACCCATGAACATATGGGTTTAACAACATTTGTCGGTACCAATTTAGGCAGATTTTTCAGCCACAAACACGTTTTTTTGCTGTATGGGTGTCCATATTCATATGGCTGTATAATCTGCGTATATTTCGGCAACCGATATACTCCAGACGGGATTGGATTTTCAACAGCTATTTTTTCAACAGGTGCATGAATAAATTTCAGGAAAAATTCTTTTGCGTCTTGTCCCTTTTCAAATCTTTCAAGATCAATGTAGCTTTTTTCATTAATTTTTTTGTACAGACGTGCTGCCCCTGCGTTGCTAAGATATGTACACGGCGGATGGGCTATCAGCAAATCCCATTTGCCTGCCGTATGTGTCTGCCCGTCACAAGTGGTGAAATCTGTATTGCCGTTGATAACAGCCAGAGCGTCGCCTAAGATATGCCATTCAGGGTGACCGCCTGAACACATCTGAATGTCGCAGCTATATGCTTCGTGACCTTTTGCACGGAACGCTTTGCAGACCTCTTGTGATTCTTCACAGGCTATTAATACCTTCATTTTATCCCTCCTCAAACTCAGGACACTCAACCACAGTATACGAATGCAATATGCCGCCCTTTTGCACCTTGTAAATTCTGTGCTGATGTGTCTTCCAACCGACAACAGGCTGTCTGTCTGTTGACCAACTGCACCCTGTCATTTGTTCACCTGTTAGCTTGTCCCTCTTTGGCACTGCGTGTTTGCAGTACCAACAGAGTGTTGTAGCAGCGCTGCATTTTACAGCTTCTATCTTGTCCTTGAAGACTTCACAGACAGGGTGCTGATAGTTGATTACTCTCGGACAAAATCCCTGTCTCGTGCCATACTTGCACAGCCCATATTTTCCGTTCTTTCTGCCGCAGTTGTCAGGTGATTTCTCAAAATATTTGCAGCTGGTGCAGAATTTGTTGTTACCCATGTTATCACTCCAACATCTCTAAGTTTATATATATAGATAGACTCAGTACAGCGGTAACGATTGTGTCTACACCTCGTGGCTGTACTTCTCCATACATTAAAATCTCAAGTATTTGCCATGATAGGCCGACCAAACTCCATATACCAACTGCTGTGAGAATTTCTTTAAAAATTTTTATTTTACTCATATGTTCCTCCTTTTGTGTTCAATGTGTGAAAGTCCTGCGTTTTGTTTGTTATGCCCATTGACAATCATATCCTATGGTGATATAATGTAGAAAATTTCAAGAAAGGAGTGATAAAATGTTACAGCTGCTGCAGTCCTTGTGGTCAACGATTAAGATTTTTGCATTTGCCTTTGTGAAATTCGTTGATACCGTCCCTGTCCTTGGTGGTCTGCTCATAGTATCGATTGCCGTTGGGCTTTATACATTTATCAAGAAACGTTATCGAATATAATCTTATGCCGCCCTATGGGGCGGCTTTTTCTTTATTATCCATAAAGTCAAACAACGTTGGTACGTCTATCTTATCCTCTTCCGCTTTGCAGTATCCTACGCCGTCACGGAAATAATCAGGGTTAAGCTCAATGCCTATTCCATATCGCCCCATTTTAATTGCAGTCATAGGAGTTGAACCTATTCCACCGAATGGGTCAAGCACAACATCGCCCTCATTGGAGTACCTAGTGATAAGGCGTTCGATTATATCGAGCTGTAAAGGACAAACGTGCATTTGCATATCACGTCTACGCTGTTCAGCATTGAGCGTCCTCATTCGGTTGATATCGTCCCAGACTGTATCGTTCCAGCTCGCAGGGGCGATTACCATAAACGACGCTGGTAATTTGTTTTCCTTGTCAAGCTTTTCTGCCAGGGCAACGTGTTCGTCATAGTTGTAAACATTGCTCTTTGAAAACTGCGTGTATACCTTTTGAAGCTTGTTCACCGAAACTTCTTTTAGTTCGTCCTTTGTCACAAGCCTATCACCGCTGGATCTCCAGTAAGCATGAGCGTCAATCTGCCAACGTCCTCTGCTGTAATCAGCTTTGCTCTTTGTAACAGGCGTGTCTGCATAAGCCTTGCTTGTATCTGTAGGGAGCTTTCTAAAGAGCAGGACATACTCTGGACAACCCACTCCCATTTTTGAGCCGTCCTTGCACTGTTCTGTCCAACCAAGGCGATATGTCTGATTGTTCTCACGAACAACGTCAGTTGTAATTGTAATTCTGCCCATATAGCGGAAGCCGTGTTTCATGTAGTGCATAACAGTCAAGTCGCTGAACGGGTCAACAGTCGGCATTCCGTCACCTGTTGCATTGCCAAATAAAATTCTGTCCTTAACGTGTATGCAAGCTACTCTGCCAGGTTTCAGCACTCTCAGCAGATTAGGCGTTAAATAGTCCATTTGCTCAAAGAACCTGTCATTATCCTCGTTGTGTCCAAGGTCATTGTAGCTTGGCGTGTACTCATAATGATTGCCGAATGGGATTGAAGTTACTATCTCGTCAACGCTGTTGTCGGGCATTTGTTCAAGTTCCCATATGCAGTCATTGTTTATGTATTTGTAGTGATTACCCTCTACTACCACTCTTTTCACTCCTATGCTTCTTTTCATTTTGTCAGAGATGTTGTCACCGCTTGACAAGCCGTTTTTGCGGACTATCTCAGCCATTTTCTCAGATTGATAGTCGAAACGTTTCCATTTGTCGAGCAGCTGTTTTTTTATCTCGTCTTCTTCGTCCATGTAGATTATGTCGATTGTCACTTCATCAGTTTGCAGAAACCTATATATGCGGTGAACAGCCTGAATGAAGTCATTAAACTTGTAGTCGATACCGATAAATATTGCCCTGTGACAATGTTTCTGAAAGTTACAGCCACTTCCGGAAAGTATCTTCTTTGTCGCAAACAGCTTTATTTTGCCGTTAGCAAAGTCGATAACTCTTCGTTCTCGCAAGTCGATATCCATAGAACCATAGATATCAACAACATTTGGTATCTGTCGCTTTATCTCGTGGCGTTCTTCTTCAAGGTCATGCCAGATAATAAAGCTATCTTCTGGGTTTTCAGCTATTATTTTAGCTGCTTCTGCAACACGCTGAGATATACTTTCACGCTTTATCTTTGCTTCGTCCTGCAAGCTAGCTGTAGCTTCATCGAACAGTTTGCTCTGGCCGAACTTATCGACTGACAACTCGTCTTTGCTGGCTGCAAGCCTGTGATAGTTGATTTTTAGCTCAGGCAAATCATATCCCTCGTCAGAATATGTGGGGTTGACATCTGACGGCTTTGAAACAAATACAGCCCATGAACTTACCCATAGCCAAAACTCTTCTTCCTTGTGAGGGTACAACGTCAAGTTGTTAGCCTTTGTGCTGTCACGTTGAAAGAAGCGTGTCAGAGCCTGTCCTGTGTCCATGATTTCAAGATATCCAGCATAGTGGATAAGTTCCTTATACTTGTTAGGGTCAGGCGTTGCGGTTGCCACAAGCTTATATGGAACGCCGTTGAACTTCTTTAGAAATTCTTGATAGGTTTTGCTGCCGAAACTTCTCAATACAGCAGCTTCGTCAAGGGAAGTAGCAGTGAAATACTTTACATCGATATCTCCGTCACGAACTCTCTCGTAGTTCGTTATCATGATATCAGCCGAACACGACCTCACCTCTGCCATGGTTTTAACATATGTAGGTGCGTCATAGCCAAGTATCTCAACAGCGTCATGAACAAACTCCTGCTTAACACCCAGAGGGCATATTATGAGGGCTTTTCCGCCCTCATGAGTTATGACCTGTGTACACCATTCCAGCTGTATAACTGACTTGCCTAGTCCGAACTTTGCAAACACAGCACGCTTGCCACCTTTTACAGCCCACTTAACAATGTCACGCTGGTGAGGTTTGAGTGCCGTGTTTATTTTCTTGTCTGGAACATCAAAACCGCTGTCGGTAGCAATAGCCATTTTAGATTTCAGAAAATCTAAGTATTTCACCTATCAAATCTCCTTTCAAACTGTTTTATGCTCTTGAATTTGTTGCAGTTATCGGGAGGGCAGTTTCTTTTCTCACCCGTTGCAAGCAAATATCTGCAACACTTCTCACCATATATTTCAGTCGCATATATGCACTTGCTTGTCTTCTTGCATCTTCCTGTTCTCGTTCTCATTTCTTATGATCACCTCTTAGACCTTCCAGAAACTTCGGAATTCTGTCATCAGCATTCATTAGTCCCTGGATAACGCCTATCATTCGTATAGTCTTGTCAAGCAGCTGTTCTTTCGTCATTCCGCTCAGCTCGGACGAGGGAGAAATGACCTTGTTTATCTCGTTTGCAATGTGTATCTCTGTCTTGAAGATATCTTCCCACATCTGCATATTCTTAACACCTGCAAGGTATTTCTTCTTTAATACCGAAGCCTCATCTTTTGTCACGATAGGGACTTTGTTCTGTATATCAGCGGGGAGCTTGCTTACAAGACAGCTCATTTTGTATCTAGCGTACAAGCAGTGCATTTCCTCATAAAACATATTTTCCGACATTGACATATTTTCTGGCAAATCGCCCTCTTCTTTCAAAGCAACGATTTCGATTTGTTTTAATCTTTCATCAGTTGTTGGCATAGTAGTTTCGCCTCCTCAGCGGACCTTGCGACCCCGGCAACAAAGCCGAGGTCACGCATACGGTCAATAAATATTTTCTGTTCTTCTCTCAGTTTTCCGTCGGCATTCTTACACTCTATGAATGCCGTTTTTCCACCCTTTGCAAAGCACACCAAATCAGAAAAGCCTTTAGGCAGTCCGTCTACTTTGCGAGGATTGAGGAGTACCATTGATTTAAACTCCTTTGAGTAAACCATTTTCCCCTGATAGAATGTGCCTGCGTTTGTCCTGAATACAACGCTATCTTGTGAAGATAACGCAAGGCGGATTTCGTTCTGTATCTCGTGTTCTGACTTACTCATTTCTAGGCTCTCCCATAGTAATAGCAGAGTATGAGAAATGTTCCTTAGCCTCTTCATACACCTTGAGCATATCTTCGCTCAGTGTTTCCTTGAATGTATTGGTAAGCATTTCAAATGCCAGTATCCAGAACGGAACGTCATACTGATTGATGTGTGCTTCTTTTATGATCTCGCTTGTGATAATATCAATTGCCTTGAGCGAATTTACGTTGGCATCAGCAAGCGTAATTGCAATTGAATTTACAGGATTGGTGTCAATACCAATTGCCTGGCTACCTCTCATCATTTAAACCATCCTCTCTGTTTTGCTTGGACATATGCCCATTGTGGCTTATATCCTCTCATTTTTGCAAACGCAAACAGTTCTTGAAGCGTCTTGCAATCCTTGGCGGACTTGTATTCCTTGACCTTGTCATCTGCTTCTCTACGTTTGCTTTCCTTTATTTCTTCAAGCTCTATCTGCTTGATATTTTTTATTTCCTGTCTGGTCAGTTCCTCAACCGCTCCACAATATGGACATTTCTTCGCAGATGTTGGTCTATATGTAGCAAAGCATTTTGAACACTGCCGTATCTGTAGCGTGCCGTCTGTGCTATATTCCTTTTCAGGCTTTGGAACGCTGTTTAAACTCCACTCTCTGTCATCATCAGGCAAGCCGTGTCGCTTGTAGTTGTTGACGTGATCGAGAATTATTGCCGTCTTGCCCTCTTTCGGGCGCATACACCGCATGGATTGCTGGATAAACAACGTTAAGCTCATTGTCGGTCTTAACAGTATGCAACACTCGCAGTCAGGGCAATCGAAGCCCTCTGATATCAAATCAACGTTGCAAAGGATTTTTATTTTTCCTGTCCTGAAATCGTCTGTAATGCGTTCTCGCTCGCTCTTAGGTGTGTTGCCGTCAAAGTGTACAGCATTAATTCCAACCGTTCTAAACGCTTCTGCAACGCTCTCAGAGTGCTTAACGGAAGAACAATAGCATATCGTTTGAAGCCCGTCAGCATATTTGCGATAGTTCGCTATAACATCGCCAAACACCGCTCTCGAGGAAAGTAGCTCAGCTGCTTGCTGTGGGTCAAAGTCCTTGCCCTTGCGTTTGAGTGCCGATAGGTCAGCTACGCTCGGCGCAAAGTACCTATAAGGGGATAAATATCCCTGAGCAATAAGCTCTTTGGCGGTAATGCCTACCACCATATCGTCAAAGCAATCTTTAAGTGGCTTGCCGTCAAGTCTGCTTGGCGTTGCGGTCAGCCCAACTACGAATGCCTTTGGAAAGCGTTCAAGTATTCTCTGATACGTCCTAGCCGTTATATGGTGGCACTCGTCAATGACAATGAAGTCAGGTGCTTTGTACTGTTCTGGGTGCTTGTCAAGAGCATTTGCAAGTGTGGCGACCATGCCCACAAGAATTGTGTTGCGCTGAATGCCAAAGCGGTCAAATGTTGCTATGGTTTGATCGAGCAGTTCTTTTCTGTGTACCAAAAACCACACTGTGTTGCCCTTGTCCTGCGACTTGTCAGCCATATATGCGAATATGGCCGTCTTGCCAGAGCCTAACCACAGGGCGCAACTGCGCAAATGCGCTTCCGCCCTGTACTCATAAGCCTCCTTACTTCATTAATAATTTTGTTTTGATAATTTCTTAAAGTTAGCATTGTTTTCACATCAGAATGGTACGTCGTCGCCATTGAATATTTCCTCATATCCGTCAATACCAAGACTCTGCGTTGCAGGTGAGCTATTCTGACTTGGTGCAGGCTGATTTTGTGGCGGTGTATTCTGCTGTGGTGCGCTCTGTGATGGAGCTGAACTGTTTCCGCCCTGCTTTGGTTCACCTGTGAATGAAACGTTATCAACATAAACCTCTGTCACATAGTGCTTTGTGCCGTTTTTATCATCGTATGTACGGCTTCTCAGCTGTCCCTCAAGGGCTATCATTCTACCCTTGCCGAAATAGTTATTGATAAATTCAGCAGTCTTTCTCCACGCAACGCAGGTGATGAAATCCGTCTGTTTTTCTTCGCCCTGCTTAGTGTAGCTTCTGTCAACGGCAACGTTAAATGACAGCACTGCTGTCCCGTTTGTTGTTTGCTTGAGTTCAAGCTCCTGAGTAATTCTACCCATTAAAATAACTTTGTTAAGCATTTGTCTCCTCCAAATCTCTTGCGTCAACTATTCTGTCAAGTATCTTGGTGTCCTTGCACCAATCACACCTCTCGCACCTTTCGGCTGGATCCTCGACTGTTTTCAGCTTAGCAAAGTGTGGTGTGCGTTCTTCAACAAACGCAAGTTTTTCGTCAAGCCATTCCTGTGGAACAGCGAACACGTTAAAATCTGTGTGCTTTTCTTTTGTGGCGGCGGCTATGAAGAATGGCAACTTTTTGCCTGTATTCTGACGAGCTATCTCTTGATAGATAGCTCCCTGAATGTCATATCCCCAGTATCGAATGAAGCTCTGTTTCTGTTTCTCTGTATCGTTCCAAAGCTTTTCAAAGTCCTTGACGACCTTTAGGTCAACGATTGCCTTGTCAGGGTGATAGCTGTCTATCTTTATCTTGTATGGCACTCCTGCGATTTTACCCGTCATAATGACCTGCTTTTCGCCTGCCATATACTTCATGAACAGCTTGTCATTCTCCACACGCTGGATAATACTCTCAGCCTGTACATAATCAGCCTTAAGCGTTCCGTCACGCTTAAACAGCTCTGGGTGCTGAGCCTTGAAAACGTCAAGCGTTCCCTCAAAGTGAGCGTCAACGTATGAGCCTACGAGCAGAGCAGTTGAACTGTCACGCTTGTAATCACCTGCAATGTCCGCAAGTGTCCTTTCCTCGCAGTCACAGAAACTCTTGAACTGTGAGCAGCTCATATATTCCAGGTTTGCCTGCTGGGAGAAGTAATTTTCACTTGTCAGTTGTATCACAGATAAGTCACCTCCAGATCATCACTGTCCGTTGTGCGAGTTGCGATAAACTGCAAGCCCTTTTCCTTGCACTTCTCATAAAGTGCAAGCCTGTTCTTTTCGGAAAGCTTCTCAGCTCCGTCAATCAGAATTATCTGTAGGCTGTTAGGCTTGCTGAGGGCAACATCAACGCAAAGCTGTAACTGCTCACCCTCTGACAGATTGCTGACGGGAAGTCCATTTATGAGAGGTATGCCGTCTTTAACTGTCAAACCCTTAACGGGTATTGTTGCTGTCTTAAGTATCTCGCCCGGAAGCTCTCTTGCAAGCTCAATCTTGCTTGTGAGCGCCTTAGAATGTTTTTCGAGCGTTTCAAGCTCGTCCTGCATCGACTTCATACGTTTGTATTCGTTGAGGTGCTTTTTCATTTCCTCAGCTGTCTTGACCTCAGCTTGCATTGCAGATATGTTAACAAGCTGCTTACCTGTGTATTCATCGGCTACCTTGATGTCGCTGTCAAGCTTTGCGACTTTCTCTCTGTATTCGCTTTCAAAAATCTTAGTCTTGTCTGCTATCTTGTCTGAAAGCGAATTGAGCTTGTCCTCAGCCGCCTTGATTTCGGCTTTCTTGCGCTCGATTTCGCTAGTCAGCTGCTCACGTTCTGCTGTGATAGCAGATTTCAGATTGCTTACTGCAATTTCCACTTCAGCCTGATAACCTCTGACCTTGTTGTCATAGCTATCTTTGAAGAGCTTCGCCCTCTCGATGCGAGAGTTGTATTCCTGTGTCTTTGTTATCTTCGTATAGGCTTCGGATAGGTCATATGCTTCCCACTTTTCAGCCTGGAAGCCCTGCGGGATATCCTTTGCGATATCAGATATAAACGCTGTTTTGTTGCGTATTTCTCTGTTGATATCCTGTCTTGTCTGGAAGTAAACGCCCTTTTCGGACTGGATATCGTTCAGGACCTGCAATATATTCTGCTGATAATCAACACCCTGCGGAATTTCACCAAATTTCTCCTTAATCCAGTTCAAATCCCAATCGAACTCAATGAGGTCAAGAATAATTCTGTTCTGCTCCTGCCTTGACATCTGTGTAAACTTAACAGGGTCAATCTGCAGTGGCGTGAACAACTCTCTGACAAATGCTTCGGGGCTTTGAACAGGTTTGCCGTCCTGTCTAATGTTCTTGTAGTCTGCCTGATTGACACGCTTCTTGCGGTCAATAGTCAAACCTGTGTCGGTCTCAATGAAGATTTCACCTTCGCTTTCGCCGTTCTTAATGACATAATCACGGCTGCTGTCATTGGTGAGAGCGTACTTTATGCTGTCGATGATAGATGTCTTACCTACGCCGTTTGAGCCGGTAACTTCTATTGAGCGTCCGTCCAGTTCTGTTTCAGAAATGCCAAACAGATTTTTTATATGAATTCTCGTAGTTTTCATTTACAGTACATCCTCCACTTCTCTCATTGCAGGCTTTGAAGAGTCCTCAACTTCGCCCTCGACCTGCACACCCATTAATGTTTCAGGGCAGTGAACCCTCGCGAAAAATGATGCTGCACGATATGCTAACATCTGCTCGGGCATATTTCTCCACTTAGAGTTGGAAGTCCACCCCTCTGCTTTTGCCATAGCCATTGTGACTGTCGTTCCCTCAAGCACATCGCCGTCTTTGTCAGTTGCCTTGACGTAACAGCCTCTGTCGTCAGTACCTTTTGTGCCGACGTAAATAACCTTTACGTCTGTAAATTTTGCTCGGATAAAGCTCAGGCAAGCTTGCCCGCTCCAGCTTGGTTTGCCCTTGACCACGAACATTGACTGCATGACCATCATCGGGCTTACGCCCATACGATTAGCCATGTCAATGGCTATTGCGGTATCAGCGACCTTACCCTTGTACGCCTGCGGTATGATATCCGCTTTGCACAGTTCGCTCGCCATTTTGAAATACCGGCGGAAGTCTGAGATAATTCCCGTGTCAGTATGCGATGCGAGCTGTGTCTGTGTCTGCGTAGGTATCTGCCTGATTTCTGCCTGATTTATGTCGATGATTTCATCCATTATATTTCTCCTCTCTTATCATTGTGAATATGTGGTCTTTGTAGCAAAACCACATCTCGGTTGTTTTGTAAACATCATCACCGATATGGTTGTATGATGTAACAGTGTGCAGTGGCGAATATACTGCATCTGCAAGTGCCTTGAAATCGTCCTCGCGTGCGAAAAGTTCAATACGTCCGCTTGCGGTTGCATTGTATATTGCTCTGACAGCAGGGAAGTTACAATCATCGGCTACTTGTGCAAGAGTATCAACGCTGGTGATTATGCTGTTCAACTTTTCGATTGCTGTCATTTCGCCCTCTCCTTCCAATAACGCTGGCTCTGCCAGTTTAAAATCTCTGCAGGAGTAACGCCTGCTACTCTCCAAACACCCTTTCAGGTGCTTGCAATCCAAGCATGAATAGCTAGTCACTCTGTTCACCTCTCAGCCTCCTGATGTTGTCCTTGAACGCTTCAATATATCCTGTCAGGAATTCGTTTGGATAATCATCAAGGGCTATTTTCGCCATTTCCTCTATTCCTTCTTGACAAATGTCAAGCAGTGTGCTATCATCAAGGTGTGTTGAACTGGTATCTTTTGATACCTCCGAGCTTGTGCCTGTTGCCGCAGGTGCAGGCTCATTTTTCATGTATTCGATAATACAATTTAGAAAATTAGTAGCACATTTCTCATCATCCTCAAGTGGGCACGATTTACAGTCGGAATCTGTACAAGATTTAGCCACATTTATGATATCTTCTTTTGTTAGTTTCTTATCCATTCTCAATCTCCTCCCACTCAAATCTACCTTTGCCACTGTTACGCCACTGACCGATACCTCTCAGCCTGCCGTAGTCTAGCCACTCTCTTACGGCTGTTTCCATATCGTCTTTCAAAATCTGGATTGTGAATTCGACTGTCGCCCCTGCAGGAACTGTCTCAGAATGTGCCAGTGCAACACGTTCGCCCTGCGGTGTGCTTGCTCTGAGTGGCCTCTGGCATTCGCCCATACCACCCTTGAATTCGTATGGGATTTTTCTTTCCTCAACGAAAACCAGTCCGTCGATTTCTTTCTTGTACGCCTTGATTTTTGAACTAGCCGTGCCTGATACCTTTTTCAAAACACCGCAAGCGTCCTTGAAAAATCCCTTGACCTGATAATCCCATAGAAATGGTGTGCCGTCTTCCAGTGTCGGGAATACCGTCATAGATTTTTCGACCACTTCCGCTACACCAAGTGCGGCTATCTCTTCCTCACGGCTCTTTGCGTCGGGTGCTTTTGACGCTATGTACTCGTCGTGGATTGTGGTTGTTGCGTTTGCCGTTCCCAAAATCTCTTCGGTGAACGTCAACTTTACTTTGATTTTTTTCATGCTCATGTCTTTTGACCTCCGTTAAACGTTAAATTTATTTTTTTCTTGCTTTTCGACGCCATACTGTGCCGAACTACGCCTTTGCTAGTCACTGCAGTTCCTTTGCTAATCACTGCTATGCCCTTGCGTCGCTATGCTTCTCAATGCCTTTGCTAATCAATGCCATTTCTTTGCATGGCACCGCCAATCTGCACCCTGCTATGCCTTTGCCTCTCGTTGCGTGTCAAAACTTCGCCTCGCCTTTGCTTGTCGGAACTTAGCTTTGCCTTTGCTTATCTAAACGGTGCTGTGCATACCTAGCCCTAGCTACGCAATATTTTGCCAGGCCTTTGCGTGGCTGTGCAGTGCCCCTGCGAATCATAGCTATTCTTAGCCGTTGCGAATCTATGTCAATCAATGCTGTGCCGTTGCCCAGCAAATCGACGCTGTACTTTGCCCTTGCCTATGCTTTGACATTCTTTGCTAAACCCCACTGTGCCGTGCCGTTGCTCCATGCTATGCAAAACAGCGCCTTCGCATTTCGTAGCCGTTCACAGGTTCGCTTTGCCGTAGCCAATGCTATTCATAGCAAATCCGTTGCATTGCGAATCTAAACTCTGCCATCGCTTTTTTCATCGTGACTGTCATCATCACAGCTACATTTATGTTCCCATTTGTGCTGGTCTATGATACATGCTATGAACAGTATCACGGCATAGAAAACTGTCAGTATCACGATTGTTGCGCCTATCATGCAGGCTATAAACATACCCTCTGACACTTTACCACTTTCCTTTCGTCTGTATCTCGACTTTGACAACAGGCTTTGAAGCTTCCTTGATCGCCTGCTCCAGCTCCTCACGGATTGCGGTTTCGGCTGTCTCCTTGATATTTCGATATAGTCCGTAGACCGCCAGTGCGAATAGTGCCGTACATAACGCTATTGCAGCCACAAATCTGACGATCTCTAACGTTGCTATCATGCTGGTCATTTTCTTATACTCCTTTCCTTGCAATACTCCGCAAAGATTTCTTCGGGGTTCGCCCCGATTATCCTGCAGTATGTTACTATTTGTTCGGCATTCATGGTGCCGAACTGCCGTTCCCACCTGCTCACGGCTGTCTGTGCCATGTTCAGCCGTTTTGCGATCTTTGCCTGTGTAATATCGTTATTGGCTCGGATAGATCTCAGCCGTTTGGATATCACGTCATTGGCGGTTATTTTCTTTGCTGGCATTTTTAACATCACCCCTTGTATCTTGCCGCAGCAAAGTCAATGCACATTTCTGCAACATATCTCAGTGACGTTTTGCTTTTGAATGCAAGTTCACGGAGCATTGTGTAATAATCTTCACCAATCTGAATGACCTTTGTCGGTTGCTTTTCCTCAGGGAAGATATAGAATGTGTCTGATGTGTCGTCAAAGATTTCTTTTGCTTGTGGTATCTCAACACCGAGAAGTTCACAAAGCTTGAGTTCCGTTGCCTTGTCCTTTATCGTTGAGCCGTTTATCCAACGATAAATACTTCTCACGTTTACGCCACACAGCTTAGCAAATTCCTTGTAAGTTATGTGATTGTCCTGACAATAGCTGACAATAAGCTTGCCGTACATTGTTCTCCCTCTCCTCTCTAAAGCTCTATGTGCAGAGCCGCTGAAATAGCTTTCGCCACGTTATCTGAGCGATCTCGGCTATCTGTGTTACTCATGAACACGTTTATTGTGTTCTCGCTGTAACCTGTCAACTTAGCGAGATCTTTTCTCGTCATGCGACGAAGTTTAAGTTCTGCATAGACTTTTGCTACGAAATTCTGATAGTTCACTTTATCACCTCCGATATTGGCTTGTTGAGGTTTAACGAAATGAAGATTTCATTTTCATTTTTCAACCTGTTAGCAAGAGCTTTCTGTTCGTCAGTTTCAGGGTTTTTAAGCTGCCATTCTTCAAAAGCGGTGTATCCATGCTTCCTTAGAATATTAGATCGGAAGAGCACACGTCTGAACTCCAGTCACGTTTCGATC